TGGCCCTCCGGATCGGTGAGCCCCTCCCACCCCGCCAGCCGCGCCAGCACGCCCGCCAGACTGTCGGCGCCGAGCGCCTCGAGGTCGCCATCGGCGAGCTCGAATCGCCCGACCTCCCGCTCGAGCGCCTCCTTCGCCGCGCCCTCCGGGTCGCCACCGGAACGGAGCGAGGCGGCGAGCGTCGCGCGAGCGGTGGCGTTGAGCACCGCCCGCGCGATCGGGTTCCGCCGTTGGATTTCCGAGAGCACCCGCTGCACCGCTGCCGCCCCCTCCCGCCGCACGTGGAAGGTGACCCCGAGCCCCCACGGGTCCGGGATCGGCCGCACGTCATCGAACGCGAGGAACCGGCTCTGCAGATTCGTCCGCACCAGGGCCTCTCCTTACGTCGTCGCCCGCAGAATCGCGCCCGTGCACGGCCACGTGACCGAGCCCGAGAACGCCTGCCCCACGCTGCCGGCGATCGGCGACCAGCTCGTGATCACGCACGTGCCCGTGTAGGCCGGATTGGTCGGCCCCACCGCCGCGTCGTTGAGCTTCAGCGTGAAGGCGAGCGTCGAGCCGAGCGCCGCGAAGACCGCCGCGTCGAGGCCCGAGAGGTCGGCGTCCTTGACGAACTCGATCTGCAGCGAGCCCTTGAGCAGCCCGCACAGAATCTCCGAGTAGTCGCCAGTGTCGAAGTTACTCACGTCGACCTCCGGCCCGCTGATCGTCAGCGTCGCGCCCTTGACCTGCGCGGAGTAGTCGGTCGGCCCCGCACCGAGCGCCAGGTAGGCGCCTTTCACCACTTTCTTCGCCACTGTCTCTCCTCCTCTTCCGTCACCGGATCGCCAGGGCGACCAGGTAGGTGAACTCCGGGCTGGTTCCGCCGAGCGTGCGCGTCACCCGCCACCAGGTGTCCGTAATCGGCCCGGCGACCGAGCCGTAGGCCGTCCCGACGTCGTTGAACTGCGCCACCGTCACCCGCGTGGTCGCGCTCGCGAACGTGTCGGCGTCGTCGCTTTCGATGACGAGGTCGAGGGTCGGCGTGGTGCCGCTCGCCCCGACCACGTGCACCGCGTAGTAGAGCCGCTGCGCCGCCGTGACGGCGCCGAGGTTGCTGCCGGCGCCGCTGCCGTTCGCGGCGGCAGCCGCCTGGTAGTCTGCCACCGTGCCGCGCAGCAGAGCCCCCGCCCCGGTGAGCGCCAGCGAGAGCCGCGCCGCGGCGCCCACCTGCCCGCCGAGCGTGTAGGAGAACTCGCTCGCGAGCAGGAAATAGGCCACGTCCGCCACCGCCGGCACGGTGCCGGCCGGCTTGACCACCGTGGCCGGCCAGTCCGCCTTGCTGATCTGCGCGAACGCCGACGCGTCCGGCTCGGCCGCGTCCCAGAAGCCGTCGAATCGCAGCGACGCCTTGAGCAGCCCGGCGAGCGTCTCGGCGTAGCCGGTCGTATCGAACGTGGACACGTCGACCTCCGGCGCGGTCGCCTCGAGCGCCACCTGGTTGACCTGCGACGCGAGAGCGAGCGGCCCGTAGTAGAGGCCGAGATTCTTGAGCACTTGCTTTGCCACGGCCTACCCCCTGCCCTTCCGGGCCGTCTTCGCCTTCGGCTTCGTTACCGCCGGCTCCGGCGCGAGCGCCGCGGCGTCGTACCACTCCGCCAGCCCGTCCGCCACGAGCTGCGCGGCGCGCCCGGCGTCCACGAATCCGAACGGGAAACGCGCGCCCTCCGGCGGCGCCTCGCCCGGCTCGAGCACCCGGAGCACCGTTTCCGGCCCGTAGGCGCCCCACGGCGCCACCGTCACCACGTGCCGCATTTCGGCCATCACGCCTCCCACCGCACGAACGGCACCCGGAGGCCCCGCCCGTACCAAACGTCCGTTACCGACGCCCCCGACGGACGCGGCGCGAGAAACTGCACCCCGCTCCCGTCGCCGCTCTTGAAAAGCGTCACCAGCGCGTCCACGAGATCCCGCACCCGATCGTCGCCGGCGCGGCGCTCGCTCCACACCTCGCACACCACCTCGCCGTCGATCCGCACGCCGCCCGCGAAGTCCGCGAGCTCGGCGCCCGAGTATTCGACCTCGACGTTCACGAACGCCGCCGGGAGCGCCGGCGGCGAGGTCGGCTGCGGCGGCTCGAGCTGCCCGCTCGGCCAGAGCACCGGCGCGGAGGTAAAGGTTGCCAGGAGAGCCCCGATCGCCGCCCGCTCGCTGCCGTAGCTCACGCGTCGCCCCCCATCACCCGACGGATCGCGCCCTCGACGATCGCCTCCTCTTCGGCCGCCAGGCGCGTCAGGATCGGCGTTTTCAGCCCGACCGGAGCCTGTTTCGATCCCACCATGCGCCCGCGCACCTGCGAGACGGTGCCGCTCTTGTGCCGGCGCTTGTAGGTCTTCGCCATCTGCCGGCCGCCTTCGATGACCAGCGCGTGCGGCGCCGTGGCCCCGACCTTCGTGGGCCGGCCGGCCGCGATCGCGTTCTGCGGGTTCGGCGGGTAGCTCCGCCAGCTTGCGCGCAAGCTCGGCCGGCCGCTGGCGCGCGCCGTGCCGACCGGCGACACCTCCCGCGCGAGCTCGAGCAGCCGCTCGTGCATGCTCGCGTGGATCTCCCGCAGCAGCTCCGTCGCCGAGGCCCCCACCACCTCCGGGAACTTCGCCGCGAACTCCTCGAGGCCGGTGAAGCTGTATGCCGTGCCCCTCACACCGCGTCCCCCACCGTCACCGTCCACCGCGCCGGCGAGCCGCCCGGCGCCACCGGCCGCACGTCGACCACCGGAAAGCTCTCGCCACCGTCCACCACGAGGTCGCCCTCGGCCGGTGCCGTGAGGTCGTCGCCGACGAGGTGGTAGGCGCGGCGATCCGTCCGCCGCCCGTCGGCCGTCTCCTCGAGCATCTGCTCGCCGCGGAACGCGTAGAGCGTCCGGTCGGCGTAGCCTGCCGCGAGCGTCACCGTGCCGCCGTCCGCCACCTCGGCCGCAAGAGCCGGCGCGATCGACACCGCGAGCTTCCCGGCCGTCGTCGCCTCGGCGTCCGCCTGCACCGTGTAGGCTGCGGCGTGGCCGGCGACCGTCAGGCTCGCCCCGGCCACGATCCGCCCGCGCAGCCCCGTGGCCTTGAGCGCCAGCGTCACCGCCGCAGCGGCTTGGATCCCGTCGGCCAGCAGCGCGGAGACGTTCTCCCCCGTCACCTGGTTGCTGAGCGTGGCCCGCCGGCGGAGCGTCACCGTCCGGTCGCCGCCGAAGTAGCGGATCGCCGCCGTCGACACCGCGCGCGCGCCGGCAGAGAACGTCACCCGCAGAACCTCCACGGGTCGAGCGCCCGGCGCGCCTCCTCCGGAAGCCCGGCCGCCGCCGCCACCGTCGCGGCCCAGCTCGCCGAGAATCCGTCGGCCGAGAGCGACGTGAGCCCCGCCTCCCGCTTACCGGCGGAGTAGAGCAGCCCCGTCACGTAGAGCGCCACCGCCTGCACCCCGGCCGGCACCTCGACCGCATCGCGCGCCGTGAGCACCGCGGTGCCCGCCGTGACAGTCTCACCCGCCGTGGTCGGCCACGTCGGCTCCGCTGGCCCGGCGCCCGTCGCCCCGGCCGTCGTCACCTCGAAGAGCCACGGCGAGAGCGCCGGCGAGCTCGGCCGGAGCCACGCCCCCGCCGCGAGCGTCAAGCCCGTGGCCCACGTCTGCACCGCGTCCGGGGGGAGCCACCCGCCGTAGTACGTGACCTCGAGCGCCGGCTCGGCCTCCTCGGCCCCGGCCGTTCCGCCCGACCATCCCGCGTTGCGGTAAAGGATCCCCGCCGCCGGGTCGATCGCGTCGGCCTCGAGCGTGTCGCCGTAGGCCTCGGCCGTCACCTGGTGCGCGTCGATCGGATAGGCGGAGAGCGCCACCCGGTGCCGCGACGTGACCGGGAGCGCCTCGAGGTAGCGCTGCCGAAGGAGCGGCCGCCCGAGCTCGCCTTCGAAGAGCCCTCGCACCCGCTCGAGGAGCGCCGCGATCGCGGCATCCTCCGTCACCCCGGACACGCCGAGGTGCGACTTCGCCCGCGCGAGCGTGACGAGCGACCCGTAGGCCGAGCGGGTGAGCACCCGGAGCGCCACGGCCTACCGCCCCCGCCGCCCCTTGCGCGCCATCGCCTCCGCCCGCTCGCCCCGCCCCGGCGCCTCGGCCGTTTCCACCACCGGCGCCGGCTCGGCCGGCGCATCCGGCTTCCGCACCTCGAGCGCCACCGCGTAGCCGCCGGCCACCAGCGCCCGGCCGAGCTCCGCCGGCACCTCGTGTTCGCCCGGCGCTAGACACCCGCCAGGCCCCGCCGCGAGAGACTTGAGTAGCACCCTCACTGGTAGACCACCGTCAGCCCGTCGGCGTTCGTGAGCGTGGCGTGCACCTTGGAAGCGAAGAGGATGCCGCCCGGGATCGGAAGCACCACCGTCGCCGCCGCCGAGGCCGGCGTGTAGACCGTCAGCTTGGTCGTGCCGCCCGCGCCCCCGTCCTTGAGCACCGCCGTTCCGGCCGTCGCCGTGCCCCGCACTTCGACCGCGAGCACCTGCGCCGGGCCGGCCGTCACGTCACCCGTCGCGGTGACCGATGCCGAGCTCGCCACGTTACGAGCTCGCCAGAACCCCGACGCCCTCGAGCGCCG